GTGCGTATGATGCCAGTATGGTCAGCATCAATTCTCCGTCTGCGGATGCGGAGTGGATATTCTGTTCTTCAAAATATACATCCACCCCGATATCTTTCAGCATCCGCACGGTCGCCAAAAGGGTGAGCGTATTGCGGGCAAAGCGCGATATGGACTTGGTCACGATCATATCCACCTTGCCAGCCTTGCAATCTTCAAGCAGACGGGTGAAATTCTTTCTGTCTGCTTTGGTCCCCGTCAAGGCTTCATCTGCATATACACCGCAGAACACCCAACCGGGATGTTTTTGTATGAGGTCATTGTAATAACTGACCTGTGCCGACAAAGAGTGCAGCATAGCATCTTTCCCAGAGGAAACTCTCGCATATGCCGCCACCCTTGTAAGGCTTGGTACCTTTGCCGACGGGAACGATATTTGATTTATCGTTCGGCTCATAATGTTCTCTCCTTGTATCAAGATTTGGGTACTACATATATCACTCTAAAAGGGGTAAATAGCAAGTCATATCAGCGAAATATACTGCACAAAGATATGCTGTATTTCTCGGCCAATATATCGCAAGATTTTCTGTAGTCCGTTTCGGAGAGAACGCCGTTTTTCATCATTGTGCGAAACACAGCGGTGCTTGTACGAAACCTCATCAAGCGGTCATCGTAGCTGTCACGCTGATTTTCGGCGTGCTTCGGCATAGCAGACACGGCTGCAATATTTGCGGTTCTTGTTACCATAGCTTTCAAACTCCTTTCCGCAATGGAGGCAGATCAAGTTGTAGTAGGCTTGTTTATTCACCTCATCCTGGTGGCTGTTCCAAAATGCCATACGGCACTTATCCGAACAGAACTTCTTTTCCTTTCTGCCTTTGGTCTGCTCCAAAGGTTTACCACACTGCATACACACGGATGACTCTGGCTTTGCAGGGTGTCTGCGGAGGTGGCTTTTAACAGTATCGGGAGAAAGACCGACGATATCCGCAATTCGTTTATATCCGAACCCCTGAAGAGCAAGGTTTCGGATCTGGTTTTGCATTTGTAATCTCATATGCGACTCCTTTCAAAAATGCGTCGGGAGAGTAAGAACACCTCACTCTCCCGATTATTGTTTATTATACCATCTGAATAACCTTAATAGCTTCGGGGCGGATGAGTTTTCCGTCCAGAAATTCATAAGCGATGTAACCGATATCATCGACCTTAGGTAAGGTTTCCTTGATGATTTTTACCGACGCATCGGCGCGTTCAACGATGTCGAAAAAGCCAAAATCACCGAATGCAATGGGCTTATTTCCGCCAGTAGTGGCAGGCATATACTCATTGATGACCACTTTTTTGCCGAGAATCGTGCTGGTGTTTTGGTCCCACACATAGTTGCCGTTGGTATCCTTAAGGGTGCGGAGAGTGAGCGCTGTTTCATCGTTCATCATCCAAACGCCGTTTTTACGATATTCGGGTTTCACCGAAAAGTAAAGTTTGATGACATCATCATAGGTAAGCGTATTTGCCGTAACACCGACCTCCGCACCGCCTTTATCGGCAAGGATACCCGTGGGCATTTTGCCACCGTCACCGATAGTAAAGGCGCGATTTTCAGCTTTTGCAAAGTTTTTGGCAAGACGGCGGGAAATGTACTTTTCAATATTGAACTTTGCATCCATCACAAAATTCTCTGGGAACTTGCAGAACACACCGATTTTATGGTTGCCGAGAGGATATTCGGTAAAGTCTGCCGCCGCATCATTCACGGGGATGCCTTCATTCTCTCCGATCCAATCCGCCCAATCGGTACTGTCCTGGGTGGCAAGGTAGTTACCGCTGCCTTTCAGTGCGTATACGTTGGCAATGCCGCGGAACACACTATGCTCATTAAGAGCAGATTTGAATGGGACATCGGATGCTGCCGGGATGGCATATGTCCCTTTGTTGGTAGCACCATAGGAGAGTTTTTCGGGATTGTAGTCCTTACCTCTCATATAGTTCCAAAATCCGTCTCTGTAGTCTTCGGAAAAAATTCCGTATGCTGCGTATTTACTCATTGTAGTTACCTCCGTTTATTCACAATCTTTGCAGGCGTATAACGCCAGCGTGTTTTTAGTTATGTGCGGACTTTTGATATCCATTGCCACACCGCACTTGGGACAACGGATTTTGTATTTCTTGTAATCCTCCAGCTCGTGTTCTTCTTGAGCTATCATTCTGTAGCGGTTAGGAGCAACCTCGAAAAGAGTAAAGCCAGTGCCACAGGTGGTATTGATGTCCTTTCCGGGGAACATCGGGAACTTCTCAAGACCATCGGATGTACAATCGATGAGGGGGAAATATCTATGCATTCTGCTTTCCTCCGATCAAGCGGTAATACCTACGGCGGTATCTCCAACACCTAAACTTACTGAGGCCACAGTATTCTGCGGCGGCATTCAAGAGATTGTCGATAGAGCCGTACCATTCGCAATACTGTCCGTATCGAAGATTGAAATATTTATCTTTTATACGATTTTTCGGTGCGAGGAGGATGATGGGATTCTTTCCTTTGCGCGGGATTACCGCAAGCAGGTAAAATGTGTCGAAGTCGATAGCGCCGTGCATATTGCGATCAAGATACTTAGCCAGCCACATCATTTGCGTTTCCTCACTTTCTCGCCGGGAATTTCACAGAAACGCCTACGGCAGAAATCCATAGCATCAGCATAAGTTCCGAAGAACACGGTGCTGTATCCGTACTGCACCTTCCAAATATCCATCTCTGTATTATGGAAGATTGCCACCGGCTGTCCCTTCATTGTCTGCATCAGGAACTGACACTCATAGGTGCCGTTGGAAAAGTCCTTAGCATTACAATCGGTTAACGCCGGTTTTTTTGAATAATTGAAATTAAAACGCATAAGTTTACACTCCTTTTCTGTTGTTCGGGGCAATACCCCGTTTGATTTCGCGTTTTTTTACGTGAGCCCCCACGCCCGTTGCACAGGCAAAAGGCTGTAGGGATTTGACCGCCCCTGGGGGTTAGGTCACAAGCCTTGGAACAATCATAGGCATCACATCCTTTTTGTAAAAGTAAAAGAGCCATCGCGGAAATACATCCACGAAGGCTCTCGGTATTATTTTGCATTTTAATTATATCATAAGAGAATACTCTCATTCCATCACATTTACTCTCATCTTTATTATAACGATAACATATTTTGCGGGTATCATTCTATGTCTTAAGGTATCAACTTTAGGTTCATCGTTGAATTTTTGAAGGGCAAAATTAAAACCTCCGCAGGAGATCCCCACGAAGGCTACATTCTTATTTGCCATTATAATTGTATCACACATTGATAGGTTTCACAACTGTTCAAAGTTGCTCACTGCCGCTCATAACTGCTCAACTTTTCATAATAATCATAGCACACTTGCTATATGATATTCTTTGAACTTTACTGTACAGTTTTGTTGTCCATTATAATTATATCACAGGAAGGCACTCCACTTCCATCAACTTTACTCTCCACTTTCGTTATTTTGACATTACTGACACTTTTACAGCAAAATTCCTATTTTCATATATATTTATTTTGAAAAAACACGTTTTTTCTATAATGCGTATTTTTTCTTTTAAAATTTCCGTCAAAATGCATTTTTTACTGTCAAAGTGTCAAATGGCTCATATAAAAAGTGGCGTAAACGCTGATAAATACTGCGTTTTTAGTGATTGGGGTGTTAATACCGCTTTGACACTTATGCCATCAGTGTGCTGTGTTTTTCTTTTCCGGCAATTATATCATACCACACAATGCACCCTGTCAAACAGTGACATTAGGTGACAAGATAAATTTAACGGCACTTTTTGACGCTTGTTTTTCTGTTTTTTACACATCAATGACAAGGTGTATCAAGGTCATTTCATAAAAGTCCCTATAGGGCAAAAAAATATGCCCTAAGAGAAAGTTTGGTAAATGACATTGATACACCTTGCACAGGCTGTGTTTATTGCATCTGAAATGATAGGGGTAGCGGTCGATAATAGTCATTTACCAAAAGTCCCTTTAGGAGCAAAAAATTGCTCTAAGGGAAAGTTTATACATTGACTATTACCGACCGCTACCCCTGGATTGTAATAGATTGTACTCGCCATTCGGCAATAAGTCCATTTTCGCTTACATCTGTATGCTGATGCGTATATTTGTCTGCGTTTCTTTGCAAAACGGTTGATATTTTTGCATTTTTGTGTTATAGTGATTATATCAATTTTTGTGAGGTATTAATATGGCTGTCTGTTACAACAAGCTATGGAAGCTTCTCATTGATCGAAAAATGAAGAAAAAAGATTTGATCCAACAAACTGGTATCAGCAGAACTACTATTGCTAAAATGGGTAGAGACGAAAATGTATCCACTGATGTCCTTTCAAAGATATGCGGTGCGTTGAACGTTGATATAGGTGAAATCATGGAAATGATTCCCGAAACTAATGGTGAAAAATAAACATCGAAGCGTCGAAATAGCATTTAAGGAGAACGATTGACAATGCCATTAAGAACGATAGACTTATGCGCCGGTATAGGTGGAATAAGAAAAGGCTTTGAAATGACAGGCCATTATAATAATGTCTTGTCCGCTGAAATAGATAAATATGCTTGTATGACATACGAGCACTTATATAACGAGAATCCACAAAACGATTTAACATCTGAAGAATTTAAAAATCGAGCCGCCGAACTCGGGTATGATGTTTTGCTGGCAGGTTTCCCTTGTCAGACATTTAGCAGAGCCGGTCTTGAAGAAGGCTTTAATGATGAAACAAAGGGTATAATTTTTAATCATATAGCTGAAATTATAGAACGAACCCGTCCGAAGGGCGTATTTCTTGAAAACGTCGATAACCTTATTCGCCACGATAACGGCAACACAATGCGAACAATAATCAACAAATTAGAGTTGGAATTGAACTATAAAATTATCGGTGTTACTTACGGTGTGGATGGAAATCTTATATACGATGGTAGAGATTTTGTGAGAAATTCAAAGTTTTTTGGAGTTCCGCAAAATAGACCGCGAACATATATAATGGCTTTTGACAGAACTCATTATGGGATAGATTTGACGGCTGGACTTCCGAATTTGCTCCCTGATCATAATGATTTGCAAATCTACACTGATTTAAACGATCTTTTAGAGTTTGGTGCAGAGCCTAAACATTATATGTCATCGGGATATCTGGAAACATTAGAAAGACATCGCGAAAGACAAAAGGCCAATGGTAACGGCTTTGGATATATCGTAGTTAATCGACCGGGAATTGAACATCCAATTGCTAATACTATTCTTGCCACTGGAGGTTCCGGCAAAGAAAGAAATCTTGTATTCGATCCTCAAGATGGCATTGCTAACATGACAATTTCAACTAAAACAACTCCTCTTAACTCAAAAGGTATTAGAGTCATGACTCCAAGAGAATGGGGGAAGCTGCAAGGTTTTATTGGGTATGCATTTGTTGAGGATGGAGTCGATACTTTTAGTTTCCCCGATGGTATTTCGGATTGTCAAAAATACAAACAGTTTGGAAACTCTGTAACAATACCAGTAATTGAAACCATGGCAGAATTTATGACAGAGTGTTTTAGACTTTTAGGCGAAGAAAATTTGTAAAAATAAATAATATTCAAAAATGTAGTCAGTAATACTGGCTACATTTTTTATTCGCAATTCACTGCATATGAATATATACAAACACAACTACAAAATAGAAATGTATCACTACATTTTCAATTTGTAGTGATTTACTATTGACAAATGTATTTGCGCGTGATAGAATAATGTCGAAGAATACATTGGGAGGTCGAAAATATGGCTACAGAAACTAAAAGAGAACGCTTCGTAAGAATTGCAG